GGCGGAAGCCTCACGGTCCCACAGTCGCCGCATACATTCGATGGCGACCTCCTTGTACCGTTCCGGCACAGACGCCGTATCAGCCGCTCTCCCGGCCACATAGACCAGCTCGATGGAACTGTGACCCGCAAGCCACGCGACGTTCGTGCCGCCAGAGCGGCGGAAGATGCGGGCGTCGTGCGGGTAGCTGCCAGACTGTCCGACCAGGAACCCGTCGGCGTTACCGGCCGACCCCCAAACGTCTTCGGTGTAGACGGTGACGGTGGCCCCGTCTGCGTGCTTCAAGGTGGTCACCGAAGACACCGGCGTCTGACGAGGCCAGATAACCGACCCGCCGTCGTGATATTCGGTGACCGTCCGATTCACGACCGGACCCACCAGCTCGTCGATACGCCCCGACACAGCAGTGACCATCCGTGCAACATCGCCCTCATGGCCAGTATCAACGCCGAGGGCCGCCCTGATGGCTTCGGCCAACGTGAGGATGTCAAGTGTCGCCACAGGTCACCTCGACTCGTTCGTAGACGCGCTCACTTCTTGACGGCCGTCTTCTTCGTGGCTGTGCGCGTTCCTGTGGCGGGCGGTGCGGTAGCCGTCTCCACCGACCGGGTGTCGGCGTTCGCCTCATACAGTTCCACGAGCGCCTTCACCTGCGGGGTCAGTTCCTTGCCGGGCGCGACGATCTGCCGGGAGCGTGCGGGCTTCTTCTTGACGACCTTGCCTGTCTCGTAGTCGAGCCAGATACCGTCCTTCGCGATTGCCATCGTGAGTCTCCTTGCCGGTTTGCGGGGAGGGGCGGCGCCCGAAAGCACCGCCCCCCGTTCACTACTGCCCGCTATCAGGCGGCGTAGTCGAACGTGACCGAACACACCCCGGCGGGTTCAAACACTGCCAGCCCAAGGCGAGCCTCCAACAGGAGTGTAAGAATGTTGTTGATGAAGTTGCTACTGTGGCTGTCAGTGGCGTACGCGGTGACCTGCTGACGGTCGAGGACCGCGACAGCCATCGGGTCGATGAGCATTGCGGTACCGGACGCGATGGCCGTCGACCGGACCTGGGTGAGACCCCAAGCGGTCGTGGCACCGGGACCGGCAACATTCGGGATGGCGTGCAGGCCGTTCGCCGTGTCATTCGACAGGTCGAACTTTTCGGCGTCCGCAGGGTTCAGCACGATGATCTCAGGGACAGCTTCGTCCTGTTCCATCAGCGTGATCGCCTTACGGATCGACAGGTACGTGGCCTCGACACCGGCCGCGGTTGCGTCATAGGCGTTGATGCCCGCCCGGTTGAGGAGACCCGAAATGTTCGGCGACGTGCCGTTGCCGTTGATGACCTGACCGTCTGCACGGCGCTTCACCGAATAGCGGAGACGGCCATCCAGATAGCCCTGAACCTGCGGGGCATCGGCGGCAGCCTGCCGGGTGATGTTCGCCCAGGCCGCGATGGTCTGGATCGGTTCGGTGACGACCGCGAGGGTCGGACCGGCCTGCGGCTTCGCTCCACCCTCCGCGACCTCTACGGCCTTGTCGGCCAGGTCAGCGAGCGGCGACTTGTCCTGAACGATCTCGACAGACCCGGTCGTCACGTTGATCGACGGCAGAAGGTCGAGCAGGAACGTGCGCCGGTCGAGGAAGTCGTTTCCGACCCGCCCAAGACGCTGATTGCTGACGAACGCACCACCCGACGTAGCGCCGGTGGTCACGTCAGTTACAGCACGGAAGTCGAGGTCGACGTCCATCGCCGGGGACTGGCCGCGTGCACCACCAGACGCCCACGTCCGGAACTCGTCGGACGTGAACCGCTCACCCAGACTGCGGGTGTCGGTCACCTCGCCGGTGTCACGGTCAGCCATGACACCGAGGAACCGGTCCATGCCGGACTGGATCTCTTCGGAGCGGACCTGCTGCTCAAGGTTGGCCGAGATCCGGTCGTCGATCGTCTTGAGCGCACCACGCTTCTCGTCGATCGTCGCCTTCTCGTCGTCGGTGTAGTCACGCTGGTCTGCGGTAGCTGCCTCGTCGATAGACCGAAGCTCGCCCTGAATTTCGGTGCGGGCCTTGAAGTTTTCCCGCACGATGTTGATCGCGCTCATGCTTTTCCCTTCCGGGTATTGGATGGTTGAGTGCTGCGGTGCCGTGCGGGCGGCCGTCAGCTGTACAGCCCGCCGATGCGTGCAGGGACGACGGTGGGTTGCTCCCGGCCGTCCTCCTCGACATCGTCGGGGGACGCACCCGCAAGGGGCACGAGAATGGAACGCAGATTGCCTGCGTCGGATGCTGCAACGAGCGTGTCGAGGTCCAACGACCGGGCCTCAGCGAGGGACCGCAACGCAGCCCGCGAGTCCGTGTAGGCCGGAAAAGTTACCGGCCCGATGTCACGCAACGACACCTGCTTGAGGGTGCGCAACGGGAACCCCTGCTCCGTCTCGCCCCATTCGTCCTCAACGACACGGAACCCGAACGACGAACCAGTCACGTCGCCACGTTCGAGGCTGACGGCAAGGTCCCGGCCGGAGCTGGTGTCAGGCAGGTCGATCTCGTAGGCAAGGCCTTCGTCGTCCTCGACCAGACGCAACGTGCCCGACTGTGCCCGCCCCAGAACGTGGTCCTCGTTGTGGTTGAACAGGGCACGAATGTCCTGCTCCTCCATCGTCTTCGTGAACGCGCCCGCAGCCACCGTCTCAACAAACCCGCCGAGGTTCTGGGACAGTCGGCCGAACACGGCAGCATGGCCGACCGCAGTACGGACATCGCCCTTGGCGCGCAGCTCGACTGTCTGCGTCGTGGTACGACGCTCGAAAATATTCATAGCGGCGGGCCCTCTCCTGGCTGGGTGGGGAACACGTCGCCACCGTCAACCGGCGGCATGTCCTCAAGTGCGCGGACCTCGTTCGGAAGCAGAAACTTGCTGCGGATACCGATAGCGGCCGCCTCGTAACGGTCCTTCAACGAAGCCCGCAACAGTGCATCCAAGTTGAGTTTCACGAACACGTCCCGCAGGCCGTGCGTGGCAAGCAGCCGGGTGTGTGACTCCTCGATCCGGTCAATCCACGGACGCAACGAAAACTGTCCGAACGCCAGATTCTGTTCTTGCAGGCCGCTTCCCCATGACGTCGAGTTCGAAGCGTCAGCGATCAGGTGCGGTGGGACCCCGAAGATGCGTGCAACGTCAGGAACCTGGAAAGCGCGCGTTTCCAGGAACTGGGCGTCGTCCGGCGACACAGACACCTTGTTCAGCGTCGCCCCGCCAGTCAACACACCGACACGGTTCGCCGACCCGACACCCTGATGGCGGGCATTCCATGTGGACGAGAACCGGTCGGCAGCCTCCTGCGTCATCCCGTCAGGCGCTTCGATGACCGCGCCGGGCAGCGCACCGTTCTTGAAGAACGACGTCCCGAACCGTTGGGCGGCCAGGCCGAGCCCGATTGTTTCCCGTGCATAGGCGATAGGCGAAACACCACGAAGCGAACCGGGCAGACACATGCCCTTGATGTGCATGACCTCGTCCGGTCCGAACCGTTCCCCACCCGAGTCGTAGGCGATGTTGCCGTTGTCGAGCCGTTTCACTTCGACCTTGACCGGGTCGATCGCAACCAGGTCGATCGGTACACCGAACCTGTCACGAGGTGTTGCGATGAAGGCGTCACCGGCAGTCAACAGCGACAGCATCGTCTGCGACAGATAGTCGATGCGGTTGCCCTGCGGCGGATCGAACGTCAGATAGCCGGGGCGAGGAAAGTCGATGCGGGTGCCGTCACGACGCTGGTAGGTGTTGAGCGGCAGAGTCGACACGGCTTCGGACAGCAGCCTCAGGCAGGCGAACACTGCCGACAGGCGCATCGCACTATCCGTCGAAACCGTCGAGACACCGTCCGGGTTCCAGACCATGCCCTGATCCCACGAGCCAGACGACTGAGGGACCTCAAGCGGAGCGAACGACCTGCGCTCGAATGCGGAACGGATGATGCTCACGGGCGACTCAGATCAACGGCGGCGAAAAGCAGGATCACGCCTGCAACGATGAACCCGGCCGGCAAGTTGATAAGCCCGGCACCCACCGAAACGAGGATGGCGCCTAGAACAAGCAGAACCGCAGCCATCGGGGCCTCCTAGATTACGAAAAAGTCGGCGTCGGTCACTGGCACCACTTGCAGCGCAGCCCAACGGGCGATAGTCACACCGGTCAACGGCGACGTCGACTGCTGCGCCCGCCGCCGTTCCCACACCCACGAGTTCCCATACGGACGCCGGACCGCCTGCTCCACCGCAATGTCCAACACCTGCTGGCCGGAATGGCGGAAACTGTGATCCTCCACCACCGCCGCATACAACTGTGTGCACGCAGTCGACAGATCCGACTCGGAGATCTCCTGGTACTCGATACCCAGCTCATCCAGATCGGGAAGCAACGCCGCCGTCGGCCCCTTCGGATGCAGGAACACCTTGCCCGGCTTGTCATCGAGGATCTTCTTCAGCATCGCAGGCAGCCACTTCGAACCCTTATCCCATTCCAACAC